TTTGCCTCTTTTACCGTCAAGGGATGAAAGGTCAACACCTGCAGCCTCTAGGAACTGCATAGTCTTTCTATCCCCATCAGCACCAAAGACTGAATCAATAGCGTTATAAGCACCTTTAGTAATACTGCTACTTTCTAAACGAGTGCTAATCTTACCTCTAATTTGGTCAGCTAGTTTAGTGTTACCCATTGCTTGGTAGATGTTCGCCATAGCGTGAGCGTTAGCTAAATTAGAGACTTCCATGATTGGACCAGCAACTGCGCCTAAGGGGTCAAAGGCTGCGCTAGCTATTGCGGAGGCACCTTTCAGCATTTGACTAGGATCACCTGTCAAAGAGTCAATCTTATCTGTTGGGTCATTCCAGTCAATATCGTCATACCAATCTTTAGGCTCTACTGCTGGAGGTTTAGGTCCACCATCATCACTTGCCACTCTAGGTGCTTCAAAGGCTGGGGCAGGAGCTTTAGGTACACAAGTCTTTGTTTCTGCATCGTAGGACATACCTAAGTTTGCACAATACTCTGGGCTTGGTCCCTGAGATTCAGGTGTAATCTCTGGTTGAACACCCATAGTCATAGCACCTGGTACTAGATACTGCTGAGCTAAAGGCTGTTGAGAGAATGTGCTAAATCCTGGAACTTTACTAAAGTCAGGTGTTATAGGTTGTGTAACTAGACCTGCTTGGTTATACCCTCGAACCACCCCACCTTCATTCATTTCTTGTGGGCCGTTCATCATGCTGCCAACAATCATCAAGAACTCGTCATCAGACATCTCTTGTTCTTGTGGGGCATCCATTGGCTCACCACCAATTCTACCATTCTCTGCCATGTCCTGCAAGCCCATTTTAGCATTAGTGCGCAGGTCTTCAAAGAACTTAACTCCGTAGTATCTAACTACATCAGATGGAACAACGTACTCACCCTCAGACAACATTGCAGGAATATCATCTCTGACCTCTTCAGGATTAGACCCAATAGGTACTTCATTACCTGACACAGGGTCAGTCCTAGATGATTTAAACATCATTTCCATTTGATCTTCCATAAGGCCACCTTCTGCCATGCCCACTCTTACATCGTGTGAGAAATTTACATCTGTTACAGGTTCTTGTCCCTCATAACCACTATAAAAAGTGTGGTCATTAATAGTAAAGCCATTTGGACCCTCAAAGTCAGTACCACGCTTTTTAGCAACAGGCTTATTCAAAAAGAATGTGCTTCCCTTAGAGGCATCTTCTCCCATCTGAATATAATCAGCCATTTCTTGCATCTGTATATCTAATGTTTCAGCATCTACAGGGATATTATTAATACCTTTATACTTACGTATTGGTTCAAACTCTTTTGCGGAAAGAACCTCATCAACTGTGTTTGGGAAACGCTTAGACATCAGGCGGTTTAGGATAACACCACGTATAGCGTTACGGCCTTCTACACCTTGATCACGGGCTTCACCCCATACAACACGCTCAATCTTTTTTAGATCATCATAAGACAGGTTTAACTCTGGACGCATCTTTGGACGAGGGCTTTCAGTCATGCCACCGTCAGCATAACCACTTTTCTGCGTAGCCAACCCAGCACCAACACCACCAGCGTAACCTCTAAACTTACCAATTAACTTACTTAAATCTTTAGAGTACTGGTCTGGGTCTTCTCCCTCAGGAACTACAATATAGTCCCCCTTTTCTAAAGCCTCTTCTAAAGCATTTTCTTTATTTAGCACCGCCTTACCATCTTTAATTCTTACTCTAGGTACTAAAATATTTTGTCCATCTAACTCATAGCTTTCTGTATGAGCCGCACCTTCTTGAGGATGTGTAGGATTATTTTTGTCTATAGCTTTAAGAAACCACCCAACATTCACAGAGTTACTTAAGATATAATTTTCTCTTTCTGTAAAATTATCAGCCATTTACGTGGTCCCTTAGTCTCATCAGTGATCGTAGCTGTCTTGCTTCACCTTGAAGCCTGTACAGTTCGTTAGGCTCTACTGGTTGCTCTAGGCATCTATGGATTTTGTTTAGTCTTGTTTCAAACTCTTCAAGAAGAGCTTCCCAGTTTTCCTTGGTGTTTACTACTAGCTTCAAGCTCATTACTGTGCTCCACCGCCAGTATTACCTGAGAAGCCCTGTTCTCCTGGCTGAGGGGCTGTACCCATTCCAATGGTACCCCCTCCCCCTCCAGAGGTATCCTGAACTCCTTGAGGCGCAGGGCCAGCCTGTGGTGTTGCTACCCCTTGCTGTGGTCCCGCACCTGGAGGTGCTGGTGGTTGCATCTGTCTTAGTAGCTCAGCTTGTAGCTGTGCGTCATTCATTGAGTTGACTACCTTATCAGGGTCTAGGTCCATAGACTTAGCAATCTCTCTAATGACATAATCCATCTTAGCGAATGGAGCTAGAACTGGGCTCTGTACGATCTGTAAGAACTGCATCAAGCGTTGACTGCGTACTTCGTTAGCCATTAGGCTTTCAGTACCTTGAGCCTTAACTTCTAAGTCACCCTTAATCTCTGGGTCGAAGTCAAACTGCATGTTAAAGTTAAAGAATGCTTTACCTAGTGGACCAAGCAAGTAGTCATCTACGTTCTTAACTACGTTTCTGATACTACCATTAGCAGCAGACATAAGCATACTAATACCAGAAGCGGTACGACCCACCCCAGAAACACCTGTTTGTCCATGAGCGAACGAAGGAAAGCCAGTAGATTCATCAGCTAGTACCCTTGCTTTGTCGAACAGTTGCATGTTCTCGTTAGATACGTTGGGGAACTTAGTACCAAAAATAGCCTGTCCCATTGCCCCACCCTGTCGTCTAAAGACCTTGCCTGGGTACACAGATAGGTCTTGGCCTGGGACTAGGTTAGTCTCATCTACCTCAATTAGTAGGTTACCTGACAGTGCAGCATTGTCTACAGCCATACGCATGAAACCATTCATCAAAGTCTGCGTGTCGTCCATATTCTCAGCAATACCTACACCAAACATGCTGTAAGGATTTACCTCGTATGGCACTGAGTAGTAAGGAAGGTAGGAAGGTGTGAATGGGTTAAGAACTAGACGTAGAACCTGACCGTTACAAACCCACACGTTGACTGACACTTGGTCAAAGTCTTTCATGTCCTTTGGGATTTCAACGTTTTGTTCTTCTAGTAGATCAATGTCTACATTGCCCCAGAACTCTAAGACTTCAAACCTTTCAGTATTAACCTCTTGTCTATCGTCTTCCATGATTTGTTCCCACCACTCTTTGTTGTAGGACTCACCATAGTTGATTGCTAGGTCAATAGCATTTGATCTAAAGAATGGTCTATTCTTAAGTGAACGAAGCTGTGAGCGAGACATCTTGTGTCTCTCAACTACATACTCAGCCTCTTCCATGTTAGATGCATCAGGATCAGGGTAGAAGTTCCACACAGAAACAGACGAGCACTTAGGCACTGTCTTAATTATTGGTGTGTACTCTCCATCTTCTGACCAGTTAGGGTACTCTTTGTCTACTGCAAACGGACCCTTCATAACGCCTGTACCTAGTAAAGCACATTCAAAAGCTGCTGTGCGTAGCTCTTTTCTAGCGTTAGATTCTTCTAGTTGGTCATGGATTTTCTTTTCCATCTTCTTAGCTGCTACCATAGCAGGGTGGAAAGTAATCTGCGAAGGTGTTGCACCCTCTTCTTCTACGAGCTTATCCTCAACAGGTAGAAGCTTGTCCTTCAAACCTGCTAGACGCTCTCTAAGCTGGGGCATTGTTTCCCCAGGAAGAAGACTCATGACATTATCTGGTTCTTCCTGAGGCTCAGAAGCCTGTGGAGGTTTAGGTTGTGCATCAAAGTGAACAGCTTCTGCAACGCCCTCAGGAAGAATCGTAGGGTCAATCGAGATAGGGAACTTGTTAGCTCCAAACAGTACCTCAACAATTTGACCGTAAGCGGCTAATACTTTTGTTTTAGTGACTTTAACAAAGACCTTAGACTTCTCAGTGTTCGTGAATTGAACCTCTGGACCATAGATGCCTCTGTAGTTTCTGTAAGCTGCAATCCAACGTTGTTCCTCAGCTAGTCGAGACTTCTCTGCTCTACTAAACCTTTGCTCAACGTAGTTGACGATAGAGCCTACAGTCTTATCTGTTGTCTCATTCTCTTCGATATCTTCAGCGAAAGATACCTCAGGGTCTTCCATAGAGACTTCATCAGCTAGGAAATCATCTTCTTCCATAATAGTTCCTTTTAGTATCCAAAGCTTGGGTCAGATGCTTGAAAGCCGCTTCTTTGGGTGTCTGGTCCATAGTCAAATAAGTTAGTGCGGGGTCTTGTCATGATACCGTAGCGTAAAGCATCGTAGATGTGATCTTCAGCTTTGGTGTCTACATCCTCAGGGTTATTCTTATCTAAGGGGATTGAGGGTAGCTGAGCTATAGTATTTGTGCAGCTACTAAATATTACCATTCTTGGCTGCTCAGTAAACTCATCTATCTGCAATCTTCTATGTAATTCGTTTTTACCAGCTACACGAGAGCCTTTTGATCTATCTGCTGGTCGCCATCTGCAACCTTTTACGATCATCTGTTCAGCAAGACTAGGGCCAGTATCACCACGCTTATGCCACAAAGAAGAGTCAAGAACTCCATATCGAATCTTTTCGTCTTCCTCAAGCTCTAATACCATGTCAGCTAGGTCTGTTGCAAGGACTTTACTGACGTACAATTCTCTATATACGATAAGTTGCCCATCAGGTGCAACGGCAAACCAAACGACAGCACTGTAAGAACCATAACCGTAATCAGCTGCTCTAAATCTAGGCCAAGAATGAGGAATGTCATAAGGCTCTACCACATGAATTTTACGGCTAAACTCAGGGAAGGCTGCCCCCTCATTAATGTCCCAATCGCCTTCGAGTAACTGTCTTCTTTGATGTTCAGGCAAAGACAGTAGGTTGGCTTCATACATCCCATCGTCAGACAGGTAAGGGTTATCAAACAGAGTTGCAGGGATAAACTTCCTTTTGAATAGGGGTTCACCCTCTTTACTGTGTCCTTTAGGCCAGCAGATGGTTTCTCCATCTTCATCTGTTGCCCAAAACGCTGACCCTGGGAGGCTAGGATCAATAAATGTTTTCTTAACCCAGAAGTGTCCTGGTCCCCCAGGGTTGCTTGTGGCTCGCATGTACAGAGGTAAGCCACTTGCTTTTGTAGAACGCAACCTTGATCTCATGTAGTTCCATGCGTAAGGGGTATTCCATTGGGTGAGTTCGTCAAAGCCAATCCAGTTAAATGCTTGACCTTGGTATCTCATAACGTCATCATCTCTGTCGAGGTATGACATCCACAATGTTGCCCCACTTGGAGCTACCCAAGTCTTATCCCTTTCCATAAACTTAATTCCTGGGATTGCTCTTGGGTAAAGTTGCTTAGAAACTGAGATAAGCTCTCTAAGTTCTTCTGTTGATCTACGGACTAGAAGCATTCTAGCCTGTGGGTTATTCAAGTACCTGACTGGGTCAGCAATCATCGCATATGATTTGCCACCCCCAGCTGCGCCTCCGTATAGAACTTCTTGTTCTGTTGCAGCTAGGAACTTTGTTTGAGGCCCAGGGTTAGGTTCAAAGATGACATCTTGGGCTTTCTCAATGTCTATCTCTGGCGGTTTAGCTTCCGCTGGTTTCTTCGTCGTTGACCCAGGGGTTGATGTCGTCCCAGTCATCTCCACTGTGGAGGTTTCTAGTTCCTCGACCACCAATACGTTGCTTTTCGATCTTCTCCGCTTTCCTTGCCGCTTCTTGATACTTTTTGGCATACTGGCGGTAGTTCGACGCTGCCCGTCTTCTTTTTTCTTCGAGTCTGACACGTTTGTCTAATCCTACATGTGAGATATATCTACCTGATTGATCAGAGAGCCACTTAGCTACTTGTCTTAAGCTGTACTCTTGTAGAAATAACTTCGCTTTTTCTAAAAGTTCTAATTCTTCTGGAATAGGAATTAATAAGTCAGGGTCTTCTTCGTCTTGTTTGTACCCAAATGGTACGTGCCTACCTACTCTAATAACTGGATACCACTCTCCTTTTTCACCTTGAAGGGGTACTGTCCAGTCAACTTTGGTAGGGTAATCTGCTTTGGATGCTCTCTTAGTCATCTTGCTCTTTTGATGGTAGAATAAACAATGGGTCTGCTGACCTCACTTCTACCTTGTCTGTTTTAACAAGTCCAGCCCTATCAAGAATGTCTTTAGCTGCCATCATCTTTTCTTTCACACCTAAATCTGTTGGATCAGACATAACGCTGAACATTGTGTAAGCTGCTTTAGTTGATGATTGCGCAATAAACTTTTTAGTTGCTTCAAATATTTCATCTTGAAGAGGGGTTACAACTTTGCTTGTAGATACACCTTCAGCGTACCCTGCAAGCCTCTTAGCCTTAACAGGGTCGCCTTTGGCTTCATCAAACAGAACCTCTAAGAACTTCTGCTGTTTTTCAGTAAGTTGTTTTGCCATTATAAACTACATCTCTGATCTGACCACGACCAATACCTAGATCGCTAAGTTCTCTATTTGAGAGCCTTGATAGCTGCATCATTGCGATACGTCTGTTGGTTTCTTCTTGTCTTGCTTTGATTAATCTTGTTAGAAATCTTTTAAACATTTTACTACTCCTATAGTGTTAGCCCTAACTGGGCAGGAGTAGTTGTACACACATAGTTATAACAAACTATTGCTAATTTTGCAACCCCGTTATGCTGCGGGATCAAATACTTCAGTAACTGTTAAAATTGTATCTACGTGAGCAGCTGTGTCAGGGGTAATCTGAAGTTTATCCCCAGGTCTTAAAATAAGCTGAATATCTGCGAAAGTAATAAACTCATTAGCCCCTAAATTTTTACCTTCAAGATAGTGAGAAGTATACCCACTTGTTGTCCACGTACTATAGTTAGGGCTTGTTTTGTCTGCAAAGCTATAAGGTACATTGTCTGGATGAATAAACCATTCAATAGTAATGTTAGTGTTGCCTGTCGTATTATGTATATGAAGGTACGTTAGTTCTGCTACTACACTCTCAGGGCAGACATACACAACTTCTGTAGACGTGCCTGTATTGTGCCCAAAGAATGAACGTTTACGTCCTGGTCTGCCCTGATGAAATACAGTCATTACTTCTTAAGAACCTTCTTAACAGTTTTAACTACCCAAGCTTCATTAACTTCTGTAGTTGGATCATCAGCTATGAAGTGTCCGTTCTCATCAGTAGCACGTTCCATAACTAGTTCTTCAACTACTTCCTCTTTCTTCTTTGGTTTAGGTTTAGCCTTTGGCTTCTCCTGCTCCTCGATGAAAGCTAAGACTTTAGGGTTCTTGGTGCGCCACTCTCCACGGATTTTCTTAGCTAGAACATCCCCTCTGTGGCCTACTACTTTATCACCCTCTAACTTCATTTAAACAACCCTTTTTTACGCAGGTCAGTTACTGAGCCGCCTTTAGAATAGCCTGATTTTTTCTTAGCCATACCGCCCTTATTCATTTTACGAGGATCACCTTTAGCTCTACCAGAAATACCACCAGTGGCTTGCCAGTTGCCTAACCATCTTTGTAGGTTATCTACTAAAGTTGTAGGATCGTCTTTTCTTTCGTTCTTAAGATCTTCAACAATCTTTTTAACTCTAGTAACTCTCTCTCCACCTTTCTCAGCTGCATTGATAGCTTTTTCTGCTCTAGCTACAATTTTCTTTATTGATGGATCATTAGATGGAAGTGCAGAAACTGTAATTTCAGACTTTGACTCAGGACGCATCTTTGGTCTTGGAGAAGAGGTAAGTCCAGTTTCAGGACGCATCTTTGGTTTTGTAGAAGAGGTAAGTCCAGTTTTAGCAGGTTTTTTAGACCCTGACTCTTCTTTATAGTTCGTACTATAACTTTTACCTTTCCAAGTAAAAGTCTTACCTGAACCTTCAGCTTTACGTGCAGCTGCAAAAGCTTTACTAAAACTCATATTATCGTATTTACCAGCCAT